TTTTCTTCTTAATGATAGTTTTCACATTTGTTGGTTTACCACCAACACCTTGTCTTACTGCTCGCTTTCTTCTGACCGCTGATTTAATCTGTCCTTTAGACATTCTATTAGCTTTGGAACGAGGCACACATTTCGGATACTTTCTTTTAGAACCTTTTGCTGTCTTTCTGCCGCAGGCTTGAAACTTACCATCTTTTTTGGGAGCACCAATATCCACCCAATCTCCTTTTGAGCCTTTACCGAACCATTCTTTAAGTGACATTATTTATTCCTTGCCCTTCTTAAATCTTGTTTGCCTTTTTTAAAAATGTCAACTTGAGCTCGTTTGCCCATAACTTTTGACCTCTGCTCGCCAACGGTTAAAATTTGTATTTTTCGAGCAAAAGATTTTTTTGTTCTTTTGACTTTCGCAACTGTAGCTTTCGCATCAGCTGGTGTTTTGAATTTTATAGATACGGTATCAGATGGTCGTTCATCCGTGTAAAGGTCGCTGTGCTTAGATGCTGGTCTAACTTTACCGCTTTTTGTTTTTCTTGGTATTCTTCTTTGCATTGCTCATAACCTTAATATGTTTTTTTATGATATTAGACTGTCGTTTGTGCAACTTAGAGGCATTGCTTAGTTGTTTTACTACTTTTTTTAACTTTCTCATTAGCGATACTTTTTACTTTTTCGTTTAGTGCCATCTGCTCGTTTAATTAAACCACGAGCTTTAGCAGAGGCTCGTTCACTAAACCCTAACTTTTTGCCCTGCCTAAGTTTTCTTTTTATGGTACTGGCTTTTGCAACCATCAGCTAGGTACTTTTGTTCGCTTTCTTTTGCCTTGCATCATAGCACCACAGCCACGGCTTTGTACCATGACAGCTCCGCCATTCTTCATAAAACCCATTTTGTTTCTAACCCTTTTTGGTAATTTAGGTAGTCCTTTGTTACCACTTGGTATAGGTTTTAGGCCTTTGACTTCGCCACCAGCCGCCTTTTTTGCACCCTTATATTTGCCACCCATTCTTTTGTACTCTTGCACCATGTAACCTGAGGCATAAGCTGATGGGAAAACATCAAACTTAGCTTTTGCTTTTGCTCTAGCTTTTCGATACAAACTTGGGTTTGCTACATTGCTTGGAACTTTACTTTTTTCTGCCATAATTTTTTAACATCTCCATCTTCTTCTCGCTTGTCTCAATCTCGAGTTCGGATTCTTAGCTGCCTTAGGAAACTTTTTCATCTGACCCGCAGACCGAGCACAAAAAGATTTTCTTCTTGCTTTCTCTTTAGCAGTAAGATTTTTTTTCTTCGTTACTGCTGTCTTTAGTTTACTGCCGGGGTTTTCTCTTCGATAACGAGCTACACCCGCTTTCGTCATCCCAGCTCCACTTTTTGTGGACCTAAAATACTTTTTAGTTTTCGGTGGGTTTTTACTTACCTTCCGTGCCATTCATTAATAGTTTTTATTAAGAACTAAAATGATGTTGTAGGCATCTCCATTCGAGTGCCCGACAGTTGTAAAGTCTATATCTCCTGTCACACCACTACCTGCGTTATTAGGAATCCCACTGAATAAATCAAAGTATTCGTCACCTGTGCTATCTGCTGGTAAATGTATTAATAAAACATTCGAAGTAGCATCAAACTCAAGTTTGACACTCATACCAACAGTCGCCCAGTAAATTCTTTCTACACTTACAGAGGTACATGCCTGCCCAGCACTATTCGATGCTAGGGCAGAAACATCTACTTTTTTTACGGCAGATTCACCTGTGCCATCAGAGACATTAGTGAACCGCAAAATAGCTTTTCGTTCTCCGTCTTGTATAGTTTGTGAGGCTACTGCATCTGCCATAATTTACTCCTATAACTCTGAGTTTGCTGTTCTTTCTTTCAAAGCATGGATGTAATCAACGGTTAATACCTTAGCCGCTGCGGCTCCATTTTGAATACCAAAGGATACATTCAACTCTTCATCGTCAGGTGCATTTGTATTAACTACTGTACCTGCCTCAACATTATCTTGGTAAACTCTGAACTTTTGGTCTTTTGGATTGTAAACAAATCCAACTGTCATAAAAGTATCGTCTGCCAAAGAGTTTGGTAAGGTTAGTGTTGACTGTGAGCTATCTTTTTCCACAACAAAATCTATGGTTGCAGCTCCGTCAGCTTTCAGAAAGAAAATACCATCGGTTACATCTAACGGTGTGGTATCTGTAAGTTGTAAACCAGCTACTATGTCAGATTGTGTGGCATCGTTTGCTTTGAATCTAAAATAGAAAGCGATTTGCTTACCAGCCTCGTACTTGAAACCTTCTTTTTTCAACTGAAAAAAGTCATGGTCGTTATCGCCAGCGGCATTTGTTATTTGCAACAAGCCACCATCACCATCAATCAATGCCTCAGCCGCACTGCCTGAGCCATCTTCTGTGGTTGTAATAGTAAAATCTCCAGCATTGTAAATGTTGAAGTCATCGAAGTATTCGTGATACTTATGTCGGCTAGGTTGTTTTAATAAACCACCTGAACCTGAGGAGCTAACATTAGTAACTCCTGATGTAAAATGTGTAGACATAAACAGCCTCCTTTTGTTGACCATTACAGACACCGTGCCTGTAACATTTATACTACAGATTCAATAATACTACTCCGTATCGTTATGTGCAAACAAAAAAAAAGGACCCAAAGAGGGTCCTTTTAATTGTGTGTGATTTATAGATTGATGCTGTTGCAACAACACCAACCTATCAGACTTTGGCCACTGAGCTACCTCCTCCATCGGAGAGAGGGAATCCGACCCTCGACCCACAAGTTAAATACCTGCTGCTCTTTTTCTGTCCTTAATTTTAGCTACGATTCACACATATCGTAGGGTCTGATGTTGAAGTTTCGCAGAAATCAATATGGACGAGAACACTCTCTTATTCGCCAAGAATCCAATATGAACAAGTCAATTTCGTACTACTAAAGAGGTGTCTCAACCTCTACAGTTACTCATATCGTCAAGTGATATACCTTCGTCTTTCCCATTTTCCTCTTAGGGCTTGCACCCAACTGCTAAATTCAAAACCCTCCGTGGGGGGGTTTAGAGTGTGTTCACTCCAAGCAGTCAATCAATGCGAGATGTCTCACGACAATTAACAAGAATTTTCACAAACCTTGCAAGTAATAGAAACTTCTACATAAAGCATCACCAAGTATTATCTTTTGCTCGTCTCTATGTACTGATTGAGGACCTTACCCTCTAAAGTAGCCCTTTGTTGGAACTCGTCCACCGTATAACCGATGCATACATCAGTAACAACAACCTCTTGCTTTACTTTCTTACCTTTCCTTTTCAGCACAAGTTTCGTAAGAACTCGTCTCCTTCTACTGAATGGGTAAGCATATCAGTCATTTCACATTTCTGTCCACTTCCGTAGATATGATTATTAGTTTCTGAAACCATCATTCTGGTATCAAACAACATCATATAAATCACACTCGCAAAATCTTTCAATTAGGTAGCTATTGCCTACGGCTAACTACAGACCCTTACTTGAGATAATGCAAATGTGATTTGACATTAAGTTTTTGTTTTAAGAAACAAGGACCCTTGCGGTGACATTGTGGTCTGAACCTTGTCTCAGTAAAGTTCTCTTTGATTGAACCTCTCAGTTCGGTTTTTTTGTCGTTGCCCTTCCAACCCGACATTGCAAAGTATCATTACCTTACATATATATAATACTGTCTTTTGCAAAATATTGCAAGTATTTATAGTATTTTATTTTGTGCTGTTGTATCTGCACCAAGGTACAAGATTTCATCCTCGCCTCTTCTGTTGAAGTAAGACATTGCCTCATCTTTATTTATTGTTTTTTCAAAAACCTCGTAACTTGCGTTCCATCTGTTAGCAAACCATTCTGCCTTTTCTTTACTTAATGTCCAAGCAAATCCTTTATCACAAAAACCACCTCTGTAGATTTTGATTTTGTTGGGTAGCTTATCATAATATTTTCTTTCATCAGCTGTCATCATTAGTTGAGGCTCGTCAGGGCATATACCGAAAATAGCTTTCCACTGTCGATTGTGTATTGTTGTAAACTCTTGGTCAAGCCAAACATCACCAACTAACTCCCACCACCTTTCAGAACTTGGTTGTTCTATACTTAGGTTATAGTCCTTACAAAAATCAGGTGCCAAAGCTGTTTCCATAGACCCGTCACCCCAAAGGTGTGCTAAGTAGAATAAAGCATCAACTCTATAAGCTCTTTCGTGTACAAACACAAATCTTTCAATATCTTTTTCAGCTATAGCTTTGGCCAACACCTCTTTTACATACTCGAATCGTGCATTTGTGTTTTCTATAAACCAGTTCATATCAGCTCCGCCCTCTAACATTGCATCCGACACCATTTCGACCAGCAGAGGATGATGTATAAATTTTGTGTGGTTGCCTCTGACTTGTACACTTTCTAAAAGTTCAGGATTGTATTTTATTTTTGGCTTTTCCATTTTAGTCTCCTTAAGAAAAAAGAGAGGCATTAAGCTACCTCATTTTTTTTTCTCTTTGCTTTCCACTCTGCTAATATTTCTTTTATTCTTTGTTGTTGTGCCAAAAAATCAGGACACACATATTGGTTATCTTTTTCGCACCAAGTCAAATTCTCAAAGAAATCTTTGGGTAATTTTCTGCCATTCAATGCAAAAGTTTCCCACCAATTATTAACTTTGCCAGTCTTTTTTTTCTCAACCAACATATTGATAACTTCTTTAACTAATTTTAAATTACGAAATTTTTGTTTGATGCCAACAATTTCATAATCAAAATATGCAATTTTGCCACTACCACAATAGAAAAGGGTGTTGTAAGCACCTACACCAATAACTTCGTAGCCCTTGTAAGACCACTTGCTAGGTTTCCCACCTAGACTTTTTGCTGTATATATTTTTTTCATATCTATATAGTATAAAATTTTGCAAAGTTTTGCAAGTTCCAGTATTATGTACATGTAGACAATAAAGTCTACTAAGGAAACTAAAATGAAAAAATATTTACAGAAAAAAATCGCTGATGCTGTAGCCGAGAGGCAAGAGCCAAAAGGATGGGGAGATAATCCTGAGGAATTAAGAACTGTGACTTATGATTATATTTATGTCACCCCTGATGAATTAAATCAAATTATAAAATCACGAAAATGTAGAGATATTACTTTATCTACATCACTTGGTGGTTATACTGAAGAAGGTCTAAAGAATGATAAATATTATCCTAATGCTTTCAGTCTCCGTCTTCCTTTAACTAAAAAAACCGCAAAGGAAATTATTTCTAATTTCAGAGAATACGAACAAGACAAACTTGTTAAAGTTTTTGTTAGTAGCATTTCGTATGACGAAGGTAAATTTAGAATCACTTTAGGAAGATAAAAAAAAGGACCCTGTTTAGGGTCCTTTTTGTAATACTGAGTAACAAAGTGTATTACTACTTCGATTAAGCTCCTTGTGAACCGTAGACACCTCTCCAGTCGGAGAAACCAAAAGAGTATCTCTCTCTTGCTTTGTATCTAATATTTCCAGTTGAGAAATCAGGTTCCATTGAAGTTTCCATAGGTGACCTTTGGAACATCTTAAGTCCATCACCCATTTCATTCACTGAGGTCAGAATGAAGAAAGCATCAGGGTCATTTAGATAATGATTGACAACATAACCACCCGGTAAAACACCAGTGTTTTTGATTGCGTTGACATCATTGTCTGCTGTTCCTGACCTTAAATCTGATTGTAAAATTCTATCAGCAACGAAGACTAACTGTGGTGGAACCACAAGTTTGTCAGGTTGTACAGATATAATTAAACCTCTGTCATCAGTAAAGGTTGAAATATCAATGAAAGCATCCTCTAGTGATGCCTCGTTTAAGTCAGCCATTGTGCTTGCTCTGTTAGCCGCTGAGCCACCACCTGCTAGTGGATGGTCAGATGCGATTAGAGATTTGCCATCGCCACCAAGGAAAGATGATGAGAACGCATTGTTTAAAACATCTGCTCCCTTAACTTCCTTAGTATTAGCCATAGATTTTGCTAATGCTTTAACATATCTCTTGCCTAGACTGTCATAAAGATTGTCCTCTATGGCCTCCTCGGTTAACGCAAATGCAAGTGAAACAGTCTCATGTGTATAACGAGAACTGAAACTCTCTGATGCGTTGTCAAAGCTAACACCTTGACCTTCTGATTTTACTGGTGCTGAACCAAATCCAACGATTAATACTTCTTCTTCGAAAGCTCTGTTTGAATCTTCGATTACAAAAATATCTTCGTATTCTCTATCGTACTCATCGTAATTCATACCAAAGAGAGAATTTAAGCCCGGCTCAAGTTCTTTCGCTAATTGTGCTCTTGAAATTGCCATAATTATATATCCTTAAGCTAATCCAGCTCCTTTTTGCCCCATGATATGATTTTGAATCACGCATAGTACATTAGTGTTGGACGATGAAACATCGTCATTATCAGGGTCTTGGCTAATATCAATGCACTTGAGAGGTAAAGTAGCTGTAGTAGCTCCTGTTCCAACATCTAATTGTGCGGCTGATATGCCCGACTTTGTATCCCCTACAGGAGATGACTCTACTATATCGAAATTACCAAATAGGTCTGCCACTGGAAAAGCGGCATCTGCTTGGTATTCAAATACGACATTAGGGTCATCTATTACAGAGGCGATTATATCCGATGCAGAAATACTGCCCGGATAATGGTTTTTGAAAACCTGTTCTCCTGAGGTTGGGTCTGTATATTGAACTCCATTAAAAACTCCTACTATAGGAACTGTGCCTGTTGCGGCATGTCTTCCTATAACTCCAGCTGTAAGCTGAGTTACCAAGTCGCCTTGGAATATTGGAGTTGTGGCTCCACTAGCTATTCTGTACCTAGACTGGCCACCACTATAAGGTGCTCCACCCATCATTCGAACTGGCTTTGCTCCGAAAGGTGCGTTTTTATTTGCCATAATAATCCTTAATTCAAATAATGTTTACTTTTTCCCAAAAGTAACCTCGGATTTTCTCTTAGAATCGTACTTAACATAGCGACCATCTTTTGCTGACTCGTTAAACATAGTGTTATCAAGTGCCGCACTTTTCGCAGATGTCTGTTGCTCATAATAAGCATTTCTTTCTTGCTTGGTTTCTATTGGTATTTTTGCTAAGAGTAGTCCGTCTGTATAAACTAAACCAGCATGTCTGCCTGAATCAGCTGTTGGGTAGTCGTACTCAGAAGGTAAGTCAGTACCTCTTACGAGTTCCCAACCTTCTCTAAGTCTTCTACTTACATTAGCTCTATCCTCTTGTCCCAACATAGACTCTCGTATCCAACGATACTCATAGCCTTCAGGTGGTGCAGGAGTCTCAAGTTTTCTTACTGGCCTCCATGGTTGTCTGCGAGATTGTTTATCGTGTGTCTCGGAATCACGAGAATTTCTAGTGTTTGTCACTTGCTCATTATCGTTCATTTTGCCTCCCTTGCATCGATTTTTTGCTTTTCCTTTGCAACTGATTTAAGCCATGCCTCTTCAGACATATTGTGTGGCTTAAGTCCACGAAGGCGGTCAACTTCCGATTTTGAGAAAGTAACACCGTTCTTCTTACTGCCCTGTGTTTTTTGTCGACCTCCAACGGAGGCTGAGGCAACCCTTTGCACAGCGGGTTCACTCACATTCGCATCGACATTCCCTTTTAAGTTGGGATAAACTTGTTCAATTCTATTGTTTAACTCTTCGTAATACTCACTAGAATCAGCCTCATAGCCTTCATCTATTAACATATTATGTTGAAAGTAAGCATACTTAGTAGCACGCATGTTGTTTTCATCAGATTGGTCACCATACCAACTATTCTTCGCATACCAATCTAAAGCCTCTTTTGTTGGTTGTACATTTTGTGGCTCTTGTTGTTGATAATCTTGTTGATATTGTTGCACTTGTTGTGGTTGCTCGGCTCTTTGTTTTGCAACTCGCAACTTTTCTTTTTCGATTACAAGCTCACTTTTCAGTGTGTCTGCTTTACTAATTAGTTCTGCATCGTTACTAGCAAGAGCTTTTTTATAAAGCTCCTCTGCTTGTGTTTGTTTTGCATCTAAAGCCTCTTCTTGTTTAGCCAGTAAATTAGATTGACTCTCTACAGCGACATTACGCAGGTTAAGATTTTCTTGGTCTTTTTCAGCAAGCCTTGCTTTTAGTAAAGCATTTTCTTCTTGTGTTTTTCTGTTTCTTTCGTTGAGTTTGTTTATTCTCTTAGAAACATTTTTGGTATAATTTTCTAATTCATCCTCTTTTGTCTCAACGGACTCAGGGGCATCACTTGGTTCAGAATCAACTACCTCGACCTCTACTTCGTTTTCGTTATCTTGTACTTTCTTTTCTTCTTCACTCATTTATACACTCACTATGTCATCAGGATTTAATATAGTGGCAATAACTTCGTCATCGTTGATGATACGAACTTCTGCACCATCATCGAGTTTAAACCTAGAACCGCTATACCGTCCTATCAAAACCCATTGTTTCTCTTGACACCAAGGCTTGTCGCCAAACCTCTTAGTATCATTAAAACACAAAGGTCCCATTTTTACCACATAGGCCACTACTGTAGCCAATGCCTCTCTGTTTATTGTCTCTTTTGCTAAGACTATACCACCTTTCGATGTTTTTTTACCTGCATAAGGTAAAACCAACATTCGCCATCCTGTAGGCTGTGGCATCCTGTCGAGCACTGAGCCATCTAATTTTTCAGGGTCTAGCACTCGCTCCTCAGGACTTACATAAGCATCGTCCAATTTTTTTTCGTCACTCATTATTGTCACTTTTTTTCAGCATGTCTCCTATGCCATTTGTAATATAGTATAAAGCAGAAAGTTCACCTTGCAAATATTTGTAATGTTCCATATCTTTGAGGCCACCACTCATCAAAGTTTCTTGGATTTGTTCCTCTCTGTCCTCTAAAAGTTTTTTTAACTTATCGAGAAAATCTATGTCATTCATTTAGATTTTTTTACTTTTACTTTTTTGCTTACTTGTTTAACTTTTTTCTTAACAGATTTTACTTTTGGTTTTACATCCTCTACTGGTAAACCTTTAGCTATTCTGTCTAATTTTTTTGCTATTCTTTCTTCGTTAGCAACTCTTTTCTTTTCTTCGAGTTCTCGTTGTTCTTTTTGAGCAACTGCCTCAGCCTCACGGAGAAGTTTCTTTTCAGCTTTAAGTTTTTTTTGTGCCTCAAGGCGGTATGATGTAGTCATTTTAACTCCTAAATTTTTGTTCCAATTCTAATAATTTTAAATCGGCATTTTGTTTAAGTCTATCCATAGACACACCAAGTTTATCATCAGCTATCGCTTTTTGTATATCCAATCTTTGTAACTGTAGTTGACTGTCTATTTGTTTCTCTTGTGCCCTTTGATTTTGTCTTGCAACAAATTGTTCTGCCTCTTGGTCAAGTTCTTTGTCTCGCAACTGTAATTCAGCTTTTCTTATCTCTACTAATGGGTCAGCATCCCCACCCATACCAATAGATTGTAGGAATTGTGCTGTTAAGGCAGCTAATATTGGCGAACTGAATTGGTCTAATATCATTTGTATTTCTTGGATAATCATTTGTGCCTCTTGTGGAGAAACCATCTGAATCTGTTGTTGTACAGCTTGTATTCTTTCCATCACCTCAGGTGGCATTTGTTGTTGTGCTACCTGCACTGATAAAAACTGTAGATGTTGCATACAATGACTAACTATAAGTGCCTGTATTTGTGGATTCTGCATCACAACTGGAGTTAGAAACAAACCACTATGTGCTTGTAAATGTGCCTCATGGTTCTGTCCCTCGAAGGCTTGAGCTGGTTGTCCCATCAAAAAGCCTGAATTTTCTAGTCCAGCATCGATTGGTTTAGGTGTCATATCAGGCGGTGGTTGTATTAAAGCATCGACATTATCGACACCTAACGCACCATACATTCTTCTATATGCCTCATATATGCCCAAAGGCCCATGTATCTGCGGATTAGATTGTACCATTTGTAGTAATTCTTGTGCGAGAGTCACTCTTTGACTTTGTGAAAATATATTTGGGTCAGATACAGGAATAATATCTACTTTGTCATCGAAATCTTGTTGTTTTATTTGTTGGTTTCCCGAACCAACTGCATACTCATATACTGGTGGTAAGAACTCATTAAAGACTTTGGCAAGCAAACCAAACTCTAACTTTTGGGCATAATGTAATCTTTTGTGAATAGCACTCATAACTTTGGTGCCTCTTTCTAGCAAGGCGACAGTTGTGCCAACAGGCATGGCTTGGTTCATATCACCAACATTCATATCAGCTATAGCCGCAAATCTTTTTCCTGAGTCTACTAATATACCAAGCAACTGCATAAGCACATTGCTCGGCTCTTTTATGGGTAGAGGTATCAAATTCTCTCTCAATGAACCGCCAGTAGTATCTATATCTCTGAACTCACCCGGCTGTAATGGGTCATCTTCATCCCTAATACGCATACCTCTTGCCTTGAATCCAGCTGGCAAGTTGGCTAGTGTACCTGCATCAATAAGTTGTCTTAGTATAGAAGTAGATGCTTTAGACAGACCACCAATCATGTGCGATAAACCTAGACCATAAAAGCCTAAACCCGGTAAAAACTTGTATTGCACAAAATAATTAATTTTGTTTTTCATAGGGTCATTTGAGTCATAGTTTCTACGAATAGACAAGACTCTTCTCGAGTTTTCGTCTATTGTTACGATGTAAGGAAGTTTAAGACCTGAAACCTCACCGTTTGCTTTTTTATCTTCGAAACCCTCTATATCTAGGACAGTATGCACTTCAAAAACATTCCTGTTTCTTTCTTCTTTGTAACTAGGCTCAACACCTTGTATTTCATCGATAGCCTCTTCTATGTCAGACATTTCAGGGTTGTAGCTTTCACTTTTTATATCGACATCGGCATAAAAACCTGCGAGCTGTTGTTTTTTTATCTCGTTTGTTGACATGCTAATTACATGGGTAATTCTCTCAGCCGAACTAATATCAGTAGCCTCGTAAGGTACTATTAAGTCCTCAGGCGGTACAAATTTCGATACTGCTCTATTTAAAGATTGGTCGTAATATATTTTTTTGAAAGCAGACCCAGCTAAAGGTAAGTAGAATAAAAGTTGGTCTAACTCAGGGTCGTACTCATCCATTACATTCATAATGTAATAGTTCATAAACTCTTGAACTCGCTCTGCTTGGTTTTCTGTCTCTACAGTTCTCGCACCAATTATTTCTGTTTTCACTGGTCCTTTTGCAGGTAACATTTCCTTGTAGCTCTGAGCTTGGAACTGGGTTACGGCCTCTGCCAATATAGGATGAACAACTCCTGAACTGCCTTCGAAAGGTTGTGACCTAGATTCATCAAATTTCATACCGAGGTATTTCAGACCGTCTGTGTATGTTTTTTCCCACTCACTGCGTGATTCCTTGTCACTTCTTATAGAACTTAGTAAATCGTTAGATATTTTTTGCAATACATCGTCACCAAGTACATCAACCAAGTTCATGTTGAAGTCATCTACAAGTTGAGGTTCTTGGTTTATTTCATCGTCTACTAAAAGTTGTTCTTCATTTACTAGAATCTCTGCTGCCTCTTTTATTTGGTCAGCTCTACTTTGTTCAGGTTGTATCCTAACAGCTGAACCTTGTTTTTTTATGTTCTCATCATTTTCTGTGCCTAATTGTTTTTCGATAGCCATTAGTGAATTACCCTCGGTCTATGGTCAAAATCTAAATCAAAAATGTCAGTCAATTCACCTGTCACCACATACCCTTGCCCCTCAGCAATAATACGAGCATTTTCCTCCGTATCCGTATGTATGTCAGGCCCAGTATATTCTTGACCGTTGTAAATAAATTTTGTCGCAAAAATTTTCATCTCTCAATAATACACTACTCTGTTTTTTTTCAAAAATCTTACATCTTCCTGATAATCTTCATCGAGTGATACAAAACCACCTTGTCGAAAACGCATAAGTGCCATAGTAGAGCTATCGCAATAATCATCATGGTCACCGTATGGAAAAGCTGCCATTTCTTCTATGACATCATCAGCAAAACTGTGGTCAGGTGCCCATACCATACCCGATTCGAAAATAGGAGCTACACTATTCATTCTAGCAACTTTGTCTTGCCCTCTACTCGGTGCATAAGCAGTAACAGGTATGCCCATCCTTCTAAGTTCTTGTGTTAGAGGTGTACCACTTGCCTTTGCCTCTATTAAAACACAATCAGGTTTCCAATATCTGTACTCTTCTTGTGCTAACCTTTTCAATTCGGGAAAATCACAACGCACTCTTTTAGCATCTAATAAAATTATTTGGTCTGCGTTTTCATCACCAAGATTAAATATTGCCCATGTGGTAATTGCAGAGTAGTCAGCTGTGTCTTTTTTAGAGAAAGCCGTGTCATAACTTTGTATTACATAACTATACTCAGGAACTTCGTCTTCCTCCCATCTTCGCCACCACTCTCTCTTTACTATAGAACCCTCTTCGGCAGTCGGATTTTGCATCCACTGACTGTTCCATTTACCAATAGGCAAAGATGCCTTTACTCCTAGTAGTTCTTCTTTTTTCCAAAACTCAGGCCAAAGAGGTTCTTCTGACTCAGGCATAATTGCTGGGAACTCAATCAATTCCCATTTGTCTGCATTATCTTCACCTTGTTTTTTTAACAACTTGCCAACCAAATCTTTTGTGCTCCATCTTGTCATTACTATCACGATTGTGCCACCCGGCTGTAGCCTTTGTCTTGGACCTGAGGTGTACCATT